GATCCCGTGCCGGTCGTGAGCGTGGCCGCCAGCACCGCCCCGCTGCCAACACTGCTGGCGACACTGACCTCGACGGTCGGAGCCAGGCGACCGGTGCGGATGTATCCATTGGCCGCCCCCACAGTCATGTCGCGATCGGTGTCGCCGGTAACGGTCACCCCCTCAAAGTCGGCGTAACCGCTGCCGCCTTCGGTGACCGTTACGGAGGCGGCCGCCCACGTCGCCGGCGTGCCTGGGTTCGGGTTGGTTGCCACCGTGAACGCGGCACCGGATCCGCCGTAGGAATTGACCGCGACCGCCAGCGTCGGCGCGCTCCTGGTGGTCTTGAGGGTGACTGTGGCGTCCTGTTCGGCCGTGTCGCCTTCGGCCACCGTGATCGTCAATTGCTCGCCGTCGGTGTAGCCTGTGCCGCCCGAGGCCGTAACCTTCGACACCTTCCAGAAGTCGATGCCACAGGCGTCCTCCGACGCCTCGACGGTGACCGCTAAGGTGGCCCCGTCGCCGCTGCCGGTGGCGGTCAGCGTCGGCTCGACGCGGCCAAGCCTCGCGTATCCGCTGCCGCCGTTTGTGACCGTCGCTGCCGTAATGGGGCCGCGGTCATCTTCAGGGTCGCTGGCCGGCGCTGACTGCACCGGCGCTGTGGCGTGTCCGGCTGCACCGCTGCCGTAGCACGACGAGAAAGACAGCGGGACAAGCGGCGGGCCGAGCGTCGTTGCCGGGATACCTGAAATGGCAACGGTCAGCGTTTCCGGCAGAGTTCCCTCTTCGCATGCGCTGCATGGCGCGCAGCACGGAGAGCACTGAAACAACATGCCGACCGGATACATGCCGGCGGCGAACGCGAGCACCAGCCACAGCGGGATGAGCGTCGGCTCGGCGGCGATTAGGGCGAGGAGGTCCACCTAGCACTCCGCGGCAATCAAGTACCACGAGCCGTTCGCGGCCCGCGCGACCGAGACCCACTTGCCGCTCTGGACGTCGCCGAACTTGTTCACGCAGTTTTCGAGCGTCTGCGTCGGACTGCCTGTCGTCTCGTTCGGCGGGGTGCCGGATTCGTAGAGCGTGATCGTCGCCAGCGAACCCTTCGTCCAGGTTGAGGTCGTCTTCCCGATCCGGACCGGCTCGCCGTCGTCGCCGCCAGCGGCGCGAAACTTAATCGGCGGTTGATCGCGGCTCCCACGCTCGTAGGCCCGCGTGGCTGCCGCGATTCGCCGGGCGTCTGTCTCGTTGAACGTGACCTTACGAGCCATCTGGCATTTGCCTCGGCGTGCCGAAGATTTCGTCGAAGTCGGCTGTCGGGTAGAGGTCGACTCCGTCGCCGTCGTTGATCACGTCCGGCGGCTCGCCCGCAGGCTTGGCCGTGCCGTCGCTCATCAGGGCGACGGGCTGCTTCACGGCCTTCCCGTCGCTCCCCACGATTGCCCGCCGCTCGCCTGATCCGGAGCCGGACCCGCCGGACCCGGTGTCGACCAATTCCATGAACCCGACATCCCACGGTTTGGCCTTCCAGGTGTCGGGCTCCAGGCGGAACTCCCAGCGGCTCTCGATGAACTCCAGTTTCCCGCCGTCATCGTCGCCGTCGAGGCGGCTGATCGTCTGCTTCTTCGAGCCCTTGAAGTAACACTTCCAGGTCTTCGCGTCGTGGTTTGCCCACTCGGTCTCGTTGAGCGCCCCGGCGGCGGCCTCGATGTCGTCGTCGAGGTCGGCCTCGTCGGCGTAGCACTTGGTCAGCGACCAGCTTGTTTCCTCGCGCTCGCGCTCTAGGCCCTCCAGGGGATCGCCGGCGGAGTTGGTGATCGTGTCGCCGTCGATGTCGGTGAACGCCGGGACGCTCGTCGTCCCGCCGGACCGCTCCCACACGTCCTCGGGGATCCCGTTCTCGGTGATCTTCTTCCCCGGGGGCGGCGAGTAGAACTGGACGGTGAGCATCCACCGCATCCCGTCGTCGCTCTCGGGCTGGAGGTCGAACTCCTGGGCGAGGAGCCCGGGGAACTCCCAGTGGGGCGAGCCCCAGGTGATCCCGATCTCGGCGGTCACGCCCCCCAGGATCTCGGCCTTCGACGTGAGTGGGCTGTCGACGCGGATCTGCCACCGCTCGGGGCAGCGCATGCTCTCGCCGTACTTGCCGGACAGGCCCGTCGGTTTCCGCTGGTAGTCGACCCATGCCATGGTGTCAGGCCCCCTCGATCGCGAATGGGGTGTCCTGCTCCTGGCTGTCCAGGGTGGCGGCGATGTCCTCGAGCACGGCGAGCTGCCGCTCCTGGACATCCGCGCCCGTGCCCCGCATCAGCCGGAACATCTCGGCGACGCCCTCGCTCGACCGCGAGTCGACGGCCTTCAGGGCCTGCGGCTCCGCGGCCACCTGGGACGCCTCGACGACCTGGGCCGCGGCTCCCTTGCCAGACTCCTCGATCTGCGAGGCCGAGGCCTGGGCCTGGGCAATCGCGCCGTCGAGGGCCGTCGTCAGCGGGCCGGCGACGGCCTGCCCGACGGGGCCGGCGTTCGCGGAGAACGCGGCCGAGAACCCGGCCTGGGCCGCGTTGAGGTTCTCCGTGATCCCGTTGGAGATCTCCTGATTGAAGGCCTGGGCACCGGCCACCACTCCGTCGAGCGTGGACGTGTCGAACCCGAGGAACTTCCCGATCTGCTGCGCGATCGTGGCCAGTCCCTCGAACGCCCCGGTGAACCCGAGGACGATCATCCCGAGGCCAGCCTGGGCGGCGGAAAACACCCCCGACATGAAGTTCGCGGCCCGGTTCATGACGTCGGCCACCGCGCCCCACTGCGCGCCGACATCCGAGAAGAATGAAAACACCGACGAGAAGTTCGTGATGATGTAGTCGCCGATGCCGGCGAGGAACCGCGCCCCCTGGAGGATCCCGTTCCCGATCGCCTGGCCGATGTTCGCCCCGCCGATCGAGCCGACGAGGTTCGTGAACGTGTCGGCCACGTTCTTGATCGCCGGCGCGAGGTAGGCGACGACTTGCTGGACCACGCCCTGGATCGCCTTCGACGCCAACGTGAAGGCGTCGTTCATCGCCTCCACGTCCTGGCCTTGGGCGGTCGTGAGGGCCAGCCCGAGCCGCTCGGCCTGGGCGGCCGCATCCGCAATCCCCTCGGCGCCGCCGGCAAAGAGCGGCAGCAGTTCGGCCCCGGCCTTGCCGAACAGGGCCGTCGCCGCGGCGGCCCGCTGGGCCTCCGTCGGCAAGGCCGCGATAGCCGCGGAGATCGCCTTGAACCGATCGGCGGCCGACATGCCGGCCATTTGGTCCATCGACAGGCCCAGCGTGGCGAACGCGGCCCGGGCGGTCTTCGAGCCCTGCTGGGCCTTCACGAACGCGATGTCGGCCTTCGTGGCCGCCTTCGCGATCGTGTCCATGCCGACGCCGGCCAGGTCGCCGGCGAGAGCCAGCCCAGAGAATTCGCCGTAGGTCATGCCCACGCGGGCCGCGAGCTTCGACTGCTGGTCGATCACCTCGGCCTGGGCGGCCCCCATGGACACGAGCGAGCGGACGTAGTTCCCGGCCGTGCTCGCAATCGAGCCGAACAGCTGCGCTCCCTGGATCGCGACGAGCGTGTTCATGCCCGACCGCAGGGAGGCCACGGAGGACTCCATGCGGCTCATCGCCCGGGCGGCCTGATTCACGCCCGAGACGAGCCCCGACGAGTTGGCCGTGAAGACCGCGGAGACTTTGCCGATGATCGACATGGTTTTTTCTTCTTCGTGAGCCCGGGCAGGCTCGCCAGTTTTTCAGACAGTTGGTCGTCGGTGAGCGGAACCTTCGAGCGGTACTCGTCACCGGTCCGGTAGGTGAGCAGGAACCGCTCCTCGTCGTGCTTGTCGAACTTGCCGATCAGGGCCGCCCGGATCAGGCTCGTCATCCGACCGGCCACGAGCCACGGCTGGCCCCACGGCTCGATCAGGTAGAACGCCAGCCACTTCCGTAGTTGCCTCCGCGTGATCCGTTTCTTCAGGCCATCGACATCCCAGACATTCATCTCCAGGGCGAGCCGGTAGGTGAACAGTTCCCACGGGTCCGCCCTCAGCCTTTTTTTTCCTCCTCCAGGGCCTCCTCGCTCGGCTCGTTGACCAGCGGCAGGCAGAACGCCGCCAGCTCGTCGATGCCTCGCGGGTTCAGGTCGGCGAGCTGCTCGAGGCCCTCCTGGGTCTGCGGGACGATCCGCTCGCCGTGCTCGTCGCAGAGCATGATCTGGACGAGTTTCGCGGCCATCGGCTTCCCGCCGCCGATGTGGTTCCGACACCACACCCGCCACTCGTCCACGTCGGCCGAGGACGGATCGCGGACGAACACCTTCCGGCCGCCCCAGGCTTTGACCTCGTATTCGAGCGGGCCCTTGCGGGCGGCGAGATCGAGCAATTCGTCGAACTTGATCATGATCCTTCGAGTGCTCCGGTGAGTTGAAACGTGGCCGACCCCGTGGACCACTGCCCGGCCCGGCCGGCGTGGTTGAACGAGACGAGGATCGCCTCGCCAGAGATCGTCGAGCCGGGTGCATCAAACACGATCTGGGCCTTGAGTCCAGCGTCGGTGGACTGGAAAGACGGCGGCCCCCAGAACGTGAACGTGAGCGTCGGCGGCTCGATGCTCGTGCAGTCGTACTCGCGGATCACGCGAGCGTTCGCGCCTTCGCCGACGACTTGGCTCGTGACGTTCGTCCGGTCGTAGAGCTGCCCGGCTTTGACCTCTTCGTCGAACCCGGTCAGGTAGCCGATCGGCACGCCGTCGAAGGATACGGTCGTGCCCTGCGCAGAATAAAAGCCGGGCATGGGACCTCCCGATCAGGAGCCGGCCCCGGCCTCGTCGTCGATCATCTCCTCGAACGTCGCCGTCCCTTCGAGGTAGGCGTTCAGCTTCCGGCTTTCGCCGACGGCCGTGACGCGGTACTCGCCGCTGCCGCCGGTCGTGACGAGCTCGCCCTCCGTGCCTTCCTCGATCTCCGCGGTGTCGTCCTGGGTGCGGTAGGTGATGGTGAACTTCTTCGGGTCGCGCTTCGGCTTCAGCGGCGCCCGCTTGAACACCTGCTCGTCGCCGTCTTCGAGGTCGAGCGTGCTCATGTCCACCCGCTCGCGGCTCGGGGCGGACCCCTCGCGGCTGATGTCCACGCACTTGTATGTGTTGCCGTCGAAGGTGAACGTCGTTCCGTGGGAAGTCAGGAAGTCGGGCATCGGTTACTCCTGGTAGCGGATGTCCACCGCAAGTTCGACGGTGTAGGTCGGTTGCTCGCGACCCTCCAGGTAGCCGGCGTCGCCGTCGCGCTCGTCCACCACCTGGCACTCGTGGATTGTCTCGCCGTGCTCCGAACCGTTGAACCTGTGGATCGCGGCCGAGATGGCCTCCGCGATCTCCCAGGCCTCGACGTAGGAGTCGGCGTAGACGACGACCTCGAACCTAGCCACAGGCGGCAGCTCGTTGGGGCCGGGCGAGTAGTCGAGCGAATCGGCGAGGATGCCGGCCCGCTCGGTCTGCTCGCGGCGGTAGATGATGTAGGGCGGGTCGCCGCCGCCGGTCATCTCGACCGGGAACGCGTTGACGCCGGCGGCTGCCGCCTCGATCGCCGCCTTCAGCCAGTTGTGAGGCGCCCCCATCAGCCAGCCCTCCAGCCGCCGCCCTTGGAATAGACGCGGGTCGGATTCTTGCCCGAGGCCATCTCGCGGACCGCCTTCTCCAGCGCGGCCCGCATCTCCTTTGCCAGTTTCCCGGCTGCCGGCGTGCCGTACTGCCGGCGGAACTTCTCCATGATCTGGCGCGGCTTGATGTTCTTCGTGCCGAACTCCAGCCACAGGGCCTTCCGGCTTTCGAAGCCGGCCTTGTAGCCGATGGTGCCGTACACGATCCCGCTCGCGTTCTTGCCGATGTATTTCGCCTTGGTCGTCACGGCCCGCCGCAGGGCTCCGCCGCGGACCCGCATCTTCTTCCGACTGCCGGCCACGAACTTTCCGCCGGCGTCCCGCTTGAAGCCGGCTCGCGTGTTGCGCGTCGACCCCTTGGGCGTCATCGACTTGAGGACCGGGATCCCGTCCTTCATCGTCCGCTTCATCACCGCCTGGAGGTGCTTCTTCGCGATGTGCCGCGGCAGTTCGGCGTACCTTGCGATCAGGGCCGCGATCTGCGCGTTCGGGTTGCCGCTCCAGCCGAGACTGATCATGCCGCCTGCTCCTCGACGGTGAGCTCGAGCTCCTCGCGGCGGCCGCGTTCGACCACGCCGGCGATCATCAGGATCCGGTCGTCGCGCGACACCCACCGGAGCCGCATGTTCCCGGCCACGCCGGCGACGTATCGGATCCGGACCGTCGCCTGGAGGCTCGCGCCGATCTGCCCGCGGCGGGCCTGCTCGGAGTAGGTCGTGGCCTCGTAGGACCCGTAGACCTGGCGAACGGCCTCCCAGGTCGTGACGCTTTCGCCCGCGGCGTTCCGCGTCGAGACCGGCTCCTGGATCTCGAAGACCTCGGTCAGGATCCCGGACGGGATGGCCATCACCAGCCCCCATTCCAGGAGCTGGCGGCGAGCAGCGTCTCGAAGGCCTGCGGCAGTTCGGCGTCGCCGTCGGTCGCCAGGACGCCGCGATGGTTGAACGAGTGGTCGACGTAGGCCAGCACGGCCGACCGGAGCATGGGGCAGAGCGTCTCCCCCGGCTCGACGCCGCCCCAGTATTCGACGACCACCTTCTTCCCGAGGCCCTTGGCCAGTTCGACCTCGCCCGGCACGGCGTCGAGGTCCAGGCTGTAGTCGTCCTCGTCGATGGCCACGCCGTCGACCGTGATCGTGATCGGGTACGCGCTGGCCACGAGCAGCGGCGGGGCCGGTAGGCGGAGCGTCTTCGGGGCATCCTTCCAGGTCGCGCGGTACTGGGTCGCGATCATGGTCATCGCGAGCCGCGTCTCGATCAGCCGGCGGGCGGCGGCGATCTTCTGCTCTAGGATCGTGTCGTGCTCCGTCTGGTCGGGCATCAGGCCGATCTGGGCCTTCGCCTCGTCGAGCGTCACCGGCTCGGCCTCTGGCCACTGGAGGACGCGGAGCGTGTGGGGTCGCATGGTCAGCCTCGCGTTTCGTAGAGGCCCGTCGGGGCCACGGCCCGCTCGGCCACCGGCCGGGCCGGCAGGTCGCCGGGATGGGCCTCCTCGGCGATCCCAGAGGCGATCAGCCGCTCGGCCATGCCGGGGGTCGCCGTGATCACGGAGCCGGCTGGCGTGCCACGGTGTTCCCGTAGGAGCCGGATCGGCTGGAGCGTCACTCGTCCTGCCACAGCGTCCTCCGGATACGGGGCGGCCGGGGGGCGGCTTCCGTGCCACCCCCCGGCCCGTTGGCGTCAGCGTCGGTCGTCAGGATCACGAGCCGGCGGCGGTCAGCTTGGCCACGAACTGCGGGTCGTGGTTCGCGAGGCCGAACCGCTGGAGGCCGCGGTAGACCACGCCGTTCGACTTGAACGCGGCGTGCTCGGAGGCCGCGACCTCGAGGCCGTTCTGCTTCAGGACCACGGCGGTCGCCATGGCGAAGTCGCCGTACAGGGCGAGCGTTCCCGCCGGCAGGCCGAGGACCCGGTAGACCGGAGCCCCCATGACCGTCGGAAGAACGCGATCGCCGACCGGCGTGCTCTGCGAGATCACGCTCGACTTCAGCATGTGGGTCCAGCCCTCGCCGGACACGACCCAGGCCGTGTTCGACGCGCGGGTGTCGATCTTGCCGACGAGGTCGGCCAGGTCGCCGCCGTCGTAGTCGGTGCCGGCCTCGACCGTGTTGCCCTCGCTCACGAGATCGACCAGGCCGTCGATCTCCTTGGCCTCGTCGCCGTTGAGCCAGACGTTGTCGATCTTCGTCGAGACGGCGATCGAGATCTGGCGGTTGAACAGGGTCGCGAGGTTGGCGACACCGGCAGCGTCGTCGAGCAGCCGCCGCGAGATCGTGACCAGTCGGCCGACCTCGTGGAGCTTGATGTCCTCGCGGCTCGTCGGCATGGCCTCGTCGTCGATGTCGGTCAGTTCCTCGACCCAGTCGGCCTCGATGTCGCCGATCTTCGGGACCTGGAACTCGTTCGACGTGGTCTGGAACAGGGTCGCGAGCTGCACGCCGACCGACTGGTAGGCGAGCGTCTCGAGGAAGCCGCGATACAGCTCGGGCGAGACGAGCTCGACACCGGCGCCGTCGTAGGTCGGCGAGGTCTCGCCCATGTTCCGGAGCTCGGCAGGCTTCGCGCCCATGCCGATCGCCCGGAGGAACGAACCGCCGGCGTAGAGGTCGTCGGCCTTCACCGGTCCGCGCTTGGCGATATGGATCGCCGGAGCCTTGCGGGCCTCGATCACGGAAGCCGGGGCCGAAGCCGGGGCCGCCGCCGTCACCTTCCGCAGCCCTTCGAGCCGCGCGTCGATCGCGTTCTCACGCTCGGCCTCGACCTCGACCTGAGAGGCGCGGGTCTCGGCGGCGGTCAGCCGCTCCTGGATCGACGCGGCGTCGGCGTCGTCCTTCGGCTCCATGGCGCGGAGGTCGACGATGGTCTTCGAGAGCGTGGCGGCCTCATCCTGAAGCCGGGCGAGCTTGGGGCTGGGCATCATGCCCTCCTGTGTTTCTGGTGACTGAAAAACCTCTCGCACGATATGAACAGCGTTCCGAATCGTGGAAGGTTTAGAGGCGACACTTGCCGTCCGGACACGGGGCCGGTGAAGCCTTCGCACGCTCGGCCACACACCGCGCACACTTGCACGCGCACCGCTGCTCGACGCGACCGTCCGGCTTCCACACGCCGCGGACGCATGTCTTTCCGCAGTCGCAGTCGGCCGGCGTCGGGGCCGGTGGCGGCGGGGCGTCGGGCCGCAGCGTGACCCGCGCCACCTGCACGGCCGCGAAGGCCCGCGGCTGCTCGAGGTCGATCTCGGTCGGGTCGGCCGCGAGCCACACGAGCAAGGCGACGATCCACTGCCAGAGCGCGGCGAGCATCAGAGCCCCCTTCCGTGGTCGACGATGCGGTAGCCGTCGTCCCCGACGAGCGGAGCCTGGACAAGCCGCCGGTCTCCTTGGGCCTCGGCCGGGGGCGGATCCGCGAACGCGGCGATCCAGAGGAGGTTCTTCGCCGCGCGGACGATCCACCGCACCGCGGGGCGGTCGGGGGTGGGCGGCGTGGCCGGGCGGCCGGCCATCCAGTAGCCGAAGGCCACGGCCGCGATCAGGACGAACAGTGTCTTCCGGTCGATCTGCATGGCACTCCTCACAGCGACAGGCCGAAGATGGCCGCCAGCGGACGGGCCGGGGGCGGCGTGCGAGCCTCGGGCGGGACGGGCATCAGGAACGCGCCGTTGTCGAGATCCCGCCAGCCGAAGCCGGCGACCGATCCCACGGCGAACGAGTCGGGCTGGTTCGCGAGCATCCGCTCGACCACGGCACGGCGAACCCAGAACGAGCCCTCGGGCATGTCCTCGGGCCACTTCGGGCCGGTGATCCACCGCGGCCCCCAGGAGTTGAGGCAGAGCAGGGCATCGTCCGGCGAGCCGTTCTTGGCGTAGCGGACCGCGACGAAACACATGCAGTGGGCCCAGGTGCCGGACGCGTTCGCGTAGCCGCTCGAATCGCGGACGCTCGCGAAGCCCTGGAGGGAGCAGACCGGAACCGTGAACCCGGACTCGATGGCGGCGGCCGCCTCGGCGAACGTCTTGACCATGGCGACGTTCGTCGCCGGGTGCTTCTTCGCGATCGTGTCGAGTTTGCCGCCGTCGCCCTTGCCGCCGCAGCCGTAGTTCCCCCACTGTTTCGCGCGGTCCGCGGAGTAGGTGCGAAGATCGTGGCTGCCGATCTGCTCGCGGTAGACGATGCCCCAGTCGCGGACCCACCGGGCCGCGGCGGCTCCGTAGCTGCCGTCGCTCCAGCCGCCACCGCCCTCGGGCTTGCCGCGGGCCTCGACGCGCGATCCGCCGTAGATCGCCTCCGTGGACGGGAAGGGCGGCGGCATCGGCAGCCGGCCGGTTTCCCAGTCCACGCACTGGGCGATCCACACGCCGTGGGCCCAGCCCCAGGAGACACAGTCGCCGATGCCCTGCCGCTCCACGATCCACGGCTTGGCGTAGAGGGCCATGTGGGCTTTGTAGGCGGCCCGGTAGAGGAACGTGTCCTTGCCCTGGGCCTTGGCCACGGTCTCCGCCCCGGCCTGCCGGAACATCGGCTCGGGCAGTTCGCGGAGGAAGTCGGCGACGCCGTCGGGATCCGGCCGGTAGCCGAACTGCTCCTCGCCGTCGAGCCAGCCGACAGGCCGGGCGTCGCCGGCGAACTCGGTCACGACCACGGCGGCGGCCACGCCCAGGAGCAGGCAGACCGCAAGCCAGCGGAGGGCCTGTCGGGACGGCATCACCGGAACGCCTCCTCGTTGGCCTGCTGGATCTCACGGTAGGCCGCGATCCACTCGGCCTTCTGGGCTGGCGACAGCGGCGCGCCGCTGGTCCCGACCTTCTGGTCCAGGTAGGCCCGGATGGCTTCGCGGACGCGGGGGTGGATGTCGCCGACGAGCTGGCCGCGGAACCGGAGGTTGAACGCCCGGATGCGGAGGTCGTCCATGGCCTGGCCCGAGGTCCACACTGGCGCCGTCTGCATGCTGTCCCACTCCAGCTCGTCGGCCACCTCGCCGAACATCGCGGCGAGCTGGGCCGCGTGGACAGCGGCGTCGGGGTGCGGCGAGAACTTGCCCTGGAGGACGAGGCCCGCGCCGGGGGCGGGGCCGGGGGCCGGCGTCGGCTCGGTCTTTCGGTTGCCGCTCCAGAGCAGGGCGGCCGCGACGAGCAGGCCGGCCCCGACGACGTGGCGGACCTCGAGCATGGGGAGCCAAACCTGGGCATCGGCGGCGATCAGCTTCAGCCGCTCGCGGCCGATGAACGCGTAGGCGGCCCCGGCGGCGAGCACGACGAGGAGCACGGTGTCCATCAGGCCCTCACGAGTGGCAGGAGTTGCTCGATGGCCCCCGAGGCAATCGCGAGCACGAGCGACCGGATCGGCGCGCGGAGCAGGATCCACACCGGCCACGCCACCGCCGGCACGGCTTTGTCGGCCACGGCGTCGAACAGGCTGGCCACGGCCTCCAAGGCGAGGGCCTTCTTCTCCGCGCCGCTCATAGTGCCGACGGCGTCCAGGGCCGTGACGACCAGCCGCAGGAGGGCCAGCATCAGGTCGCCGAACTCGGCCCACGTCAGGCCGCCGGCGGCGGCCGACTTGGCCGTTTCGACGAACGCGTGGATCTTCGAGAGCAGGCCGGCGTCGAGGTTCGTGGCCACGGCCACGGGGGCGGACGAGATCATCGGCGAGGCTCCTGGCATCCGGTGGCGATCCGCATCCGGGCGGCAGCAGCCGCTGCCGCGGCCCGGGCCCCGGCGAGCGTCGAGACCTTGACGGGCGGCGCGCCCCGTGCGACCGGTGCCGCCTCGGGGATGCCCTCCGGGTAGTCGTCGATCCACACGTCCACATCGAGGCCAGCCGCGGCCGCGGCCGACCGCTTCTGGCGGTCCGTGCCGCAGAGCACGATCTGCGACATGCCGAGGTCGCCGAACGCCAGCCGCAGTTCCTCGCGGTTGGCCTCCGTGTCCTCGCGTCGCGAGATGC